AGATGTATCTTCCGGAGAGATACTAGATTTACAATCTGAGACACGCTTCCTAAAATTGCCTACAGATCCTTACCTGAATCTGTTGGGCGTTACACCCTTACCCTCCCAGGTAGCAATTATAAATGCGATCAATAATCCAAAATATCGCTTTGTATGTGCAGCAGTATCACGCAGACAAGGTAAAACATATATCGCAAACATAATTGGGCAGCTGGTATCATTAGTGCCCAATTCTAACATTCTAATCATGTCCCCCAACTACTCGCTGTCTCAGATTTCTTTTGATTTACAAAGAAATCTTATTAAACACTTTGATCTTGAAGTAGCAAAAGACAATGCTAAAGATAAAGTAATTGAATTGAGTAATGGGTCGACAGTTCGTATGGGTTCTGTAAACCAAGTTGATTCTTGTGTAGGTCGTAGCTACGATCTTATTATATTTGACGAGGCGGCGTTGGCAGACGGCAAAGATGCCTTTAACGTAGCACTTCGTCCTACTTTGGATAAAGATAACTCAAAAGCTCTTTTTATCTCAACCCCTCGGGGCAGGAACAACTGGTTTGCAGAATTTTTTGATAGAGGTTTTAATGATGAATTTCCAGAGTGGTGCTCAATACGAGCGACTTATAAAGATAATCCTCGCATGTCTGAGTTGGATATACAGGAAGCTAAAAAATCTATGTCCGATGCAGAGTTTAGGCAAGAGTATGAAGCAGACTTTAATACTTATGAAGGTCAAATTTGGAACTTTAATCACGAAACCTGTATCACCAATAATGAAGAGCTTGATACTAGTCGTATGGATGTATTTGCTGGTCTCGATGTTGGTTATCGCGATCCAACTGCTTTTATGGTGGTAGCATACGATTGGGATGAAGAAGTGTATCATGTGTTAGATGAGTATCTTGATGCTGAAAAGACCACGGAACAGCATGCCAATGTAATTCGAGATATGACTGACAAATGGGACATCGACTACATTTACATAGATTCCGCAGCGCAGCAAACTCGATTTGATTTCGCACAAAATTATGATATTAGTACTATAAATGCAAAAAAGTCAGTATTAGACGGAATTGCGCACGTAGCCGGAATAGTTGATAACGACAAACTAATGGTTGATCAGCGATGCAGTGAAGTGCTATCTTGCCTTGATCAATATCAATGGGATTCTAATCCTAACCTTGCAAAAGAAAAACCGAAACATAATCGAGCATCACATATGGCAGATGCTTTGCGATATGCACTATATTCATTTGAAACAACTCAGAGCGGGTTTTAAAGAGACCTACAAAAAATAGTATTTGACAATTTACCTTCCACGAGATATAATTTCGATAGTAAAGATGATAAACCTAAAAAGAGATCCTGTAAAATACATTCGAGACCGAGCAAAGTCAAAGTATAAAAAAGACTCTAAATGCTTTATATGTGGAGCAGAAAAAGAACTTGATTTTCATCACTTCTACTCTCTTAGCCCTCTACTTTCTCAGTGGTTAAAAAACAAAATACAAGAAAGACCGTCTCATTACACGAATGAGTATATTGTTATTTGGAGGGACGAGTTTATCGAAGATTGTAGCAAAGAATTATACGATGACACAGTAACACTTTGTCATAAACATCATCTAGAATTACACTCCATCTATGGAAGAAACCCAAGTCTTGCAACTGCAAAAAAGCAAATGAGATGGGTAGAAATACAAAGAGATAAACATGGCCTGGTATGATAGAATCTTAGGTAGACAAGAAAAGTTAAATCCTATTCAACAATATCTGGGCATGGAAACAGAGTTTTCTCGTGAGTTTACTGAAAGCTACGAAAGATATTATGAAACTCTTGAAATTGTTAATCGCGGTATTAATTTAATTGTAGATGATGTAGCAGAAATTCCTGCAGTAATAAATTCACCATACCCAAGCAGTATTATAAAAAACATTCGTAAATCTAGAGTAGATCTTTTACTGAATAAAGAGCCGAACCCTTTTCAAGATATTAGCTCTTTTAAACGAAACTTAATTACTGATTACTTGCTTGATGGTAATATTTTTATTTATTACGACGGTGCTCATTTATATCATTTACCTGCGGATAATGTAACTATTCATGGAGACTCAAAAACTTTTATTGAAAAGTATACTTATAACGATATTGAGTACTCTCCACAAGAAATTATTCATATAAAGGAAAATTCATTTTATTCAATTTACAGAGGAACTTCTAGACTTAAACCTGCTGTTCGTACTATGCAACTAATGTCTTCAATGAGAAAGTTTCAAGACAACTTTTTCAAGAATGGAGCAGTTCCTGGCCTAGTTCTTAAATCTCCTAACACTTTATCTGAAAAAATAAAAGAAAGAATGATACAATCTTGGTCTGCAAGATATAGGCCTGATGCAGGAGGTAGAAGACCTTTAATTTTAGATGGCGGTATTGAAATAGACGAAATTTCAAACGTAAACTTTAAAGAGCTAGACTTTCAAGCTGCAATTTCAGAAAATGAAAAAATTATTTTAAAAGCGCTGGGCATACCTCCAATTATGCTAGACTCAGGAAACAACGCAAATATTCGTCCAAATATGCGTATGTATTATCTGGAAACGGTTCTTCCAATTGTAAGAAAAATTAATTACGCATTTTCTAGATACTTTGGATTTGATATAACAGAAGACGTAACTAACATTCCTGCTTTACAGCCGGAGCTACGAGATCAATCGCAGTATTATTCTTCTTTAGTTAATACAGGAATTATTTCTCCAAACGAAGCACGAGAAGCTCTTGGATTTAATTCTTTAGAAGGATATGATGAGCTACGAGTTCCTGCAAATATTGCAGGTAGTGCTGCAGTTCCCGATGAAGGAGGAAGACCAGCAGAGGAGTCAGAAGAATGAAGCCACTTAGTGAGCACGATAAGCACGTAATTTTAAGACGTCTTGCAAAACAATCAATTGCAAAAGGTTGGATTGTAAATGAAAAAGAAGCTTTAGAAAATCCAGTTTTTAGTGCTACTTATTTAGATAAAGCTGTGTGGGGGCCTTGGAGCTTAATTGAGCATCAGTTAAAGCACGTTTGTCCAGAAGTAAAAGACTTAAAAGCTCGCCCAGCTCCTGTAGTAAAAACCCCCGCCCCTAAAAAGGCAAGCGTTGGAGATAAAAAATGAATAAAATTTTTAACCTAACGTCCACATTTAAAGCCCTCGATGAAGATGACGGCGGTATTAATATTACTGGTATGGCCAGTACAAAAGATTTTGATCGCGCAGGGGATACTATAGTTCCAGACGCTTGGACAAAAGGTGGACTAAATAACTTTGAAAAGAATCCTATTATTCTTTTCAATCATGATTACAACAAACCAATCGGTCGTGCGACTGGTTTAAAAGTTACTGATAATGGACTAGAACTAAAAGCAAAAATTTCTAAGTCGGCTCCAGATTCAGTAGCTCAGCTTGTTAAAGAAGGTATCCTTGGAGCTTTTTCTGTCGGTTTTCGGATCAAGGATGCTGATTACTTAGAGGAAACCGACGGATTAAAAATCAAGGATGCTGAGTTGTTTGAGGTATCAGTGGTATCAGTACCATGCAATCAAGCAGCCACATTCTCTTTGGCGAAGTCTTTCGATTCTGAGCAGGATTATGAGGACTTCAAGAAAACTTTTAAAAGCGAGGAAGATTCCTCTTTGGAGACTAAAATGTCTGAAGTTAATACTCCAGAAATCGACCTGGATGCTTTTGCTAAGAAGGTGGCGGAAGAGACTGCTGCTAAGATTGCAATGAAGCAGGCCGAGGAAAAAGCAGCAGCTGAGGCAGAAGTCAAAGCTGCAGAAAAAGCTGAGCAGGAAAAAACTGCTCAAGAAGAAGAAGTTAAGACTCAAATTCGTACAGGTATCGAGTCAGGCGCTGATCGTTTGATGTCTGATATCAAAGCAGATATGGAAGCTGCAAAAGAGTCAGAAATTGCCTCTATCGTCAAAAAGTACGAAGCAGAAGTTGCTGAAAAAGCAGCAGAGCTAGAAGCAATGCGTAACAGTAAGCGTGACTTTAGCTCACGTGATGGTCAAATTGACGGTCGCAAAGCTCTCGAAGCGCGAGTCTTGGGTGCAATGACTAAGTCTGGCTACAACACTGTTCTTGGCCGTGAGTTAGTAGAGAAGGCAGGATTGGACTTTGGTTCACAAACTACTTCTGCAAATCTTGATGTTGCTGTTAGTCAGCAATTTGAAGAAGAGCTGAAGCTTGAAACTAAGGTTGCTGGTCTTTTCCGTGAAGTTCCTGTGCAATCAGGCGCTACAGTAATGCCTTTCGTAGCTGACGTTAACGAAGCAACTTTCGTTGGTCAAGACTATGACGTAGATGGTGCTAACAACCGTCTTGATACTGTAGGCGGCACAAATGGTCAGTTTGACGTTGCTAATCGTGTAATGAATACTCAGCGACTTGTTGCTGGTACTTTCATTGATAACGATGTAGACGAGCAGTCTTTGGTTCCTTTTGTTCCAATGATTACTTCTGCACTAGCGCGAGCTCACGCAAAAGCAACTGATAAAGCACTTCTTTATGGTACATCAGGTGTTATTGCTGGTATCGCAGGTGGTAATGGTAATGATAAGGGCACTGGATTCCGTTCAACTGCTGTTAACATCACTGCACAACAAGATGGTGCTCCAGCATTTACAGCATCAATGCTTCGTCAAGGTCGTGAGGCCCTTGGAAAGTATGGTATCGATGTAGCTAGCATTGCTTATATCGTAGGTCTTGATGCATATTATGACCTTTTGAACGAAGATGGCGATTTCACAACTGTGGATAAAGCTGGTTCAGATATTGCTGCAAACATTAACGGTATGTTCGGTACTCTTTACGGTTCACCAGTAATCGTATCCGATGTGCTTGCTCCTGCTGATAATGGTACTGGCGCTATCGTAGTAAATACTACACGTTTCGTAATTCCACGTCTTCGCGGCGTAAATATCGAAACTGAGTATCAAGTAGCAAAACAGCGTAATGTTCTTGTAGCTAGCCAGTCTCTTGGCTTTACAGCTCTTGAGACAACTGCTGGTGCTGCTTCTCTTATCTATGCTTCTAACGCATAATAGATAAACAATAAACTGGGGAGGATTTCCTCCCCAAGTTTTTATTAATTGACTTATGGCTAATTTAATTACACTAAATCAGTACAAAGAGGCTGAAGGTATTACTAATCCACGAGATGATTATAAACTCGATAGGATTGTTAATTCTGTGAGTCAATTAGTAAAAACTTACTGTGGAAATAGTATAATTGATTTTTATTCTACTAATAAAGTAGAAGAGTTTAACATTGACTGGAGCACTCATATTGTTCAACTTACTGAAAGTCCAGTAAATACAATAGTTTCAGTAGAATCTAGAGAGTCAGTATCATCTAGTTACACCACCGTGCCAACTACAGAATATTATCTAGACAAGAAGACGGATAGTGTACTACATGTTACTGGCTCTATTTATCAAGCATGGCCTAGAGGGCCGGGCGCAGTAAAAGTAACATATACTGCAGGATATCCTGAAACTCCTGCAGACCTTCAAATTGCAATCATTGATTTAATAAACTATTATTTCAAAGACGAGCACAAAACTCGAAGAACTTTGGCAGGCGCCACCATGGAAAATGCTCCTAGTGGAGACGGACGAGGCTTTCCTGACCATATTAAAAGAGTTCTCGACTTGTATAAAAACTTTTAATGAGCAAACAAAAACCAAGAAGTATAGAAGAGCTTGTAAAGTTTGCTTTACAGCGTAGATTTACAGAGTCACGAAGATTACGTAAGCTACTGGATAGAAGAAAAGAAGTTAGGCAAATATTTGAACTTGACGAAAAATATTATAAAAACTACGATTCTTTTATAGAAGTATATAATAAGGCTATAGAAGGTAAATCAGCAGAAGAAATTGAAACGTCAAGAGAAACTATAGATATGGGGGCTTTAGGCGGCGAAGGAAAGATACAAATTCGTAGTGCTGCAAAAATAGTAGGTGATAGAGCAAATTTTAGACAGATTAAAAACTTTTATACAAAACTAATTCCTGAACTAAAAAAAGGATATCAGTTTGGTCATAAAGATGTCTCTATTTTAAGAGCAAATATAGCACTTGTTTTAGACGGAGATGCTACTTCTAAGGTGCTTACTGATATAGAGCGCAAAAGATTACTCGCTCTGTACAAAATAGTTAAAGAAATAGATAAAATAGAAGATATTACAGGCGCTCCTAGTAAGATAGACTTAGTTCAAATGCTAGGAGATATAGCTGAAGCAGGTCCAGATATTAGCGCAGAATGGCAAAAAGATGTAAATATTGTCAAAGGAATTAGTGGGAGTATTCGTATAGAAGCAGAATACGAAGAATTAAATCAGTATAAAGGACGCTTATCTGCCTGGGTAGGAGAAATATTTTCTTCAGTAATTCAAGAAGATGAAAAGATATTTAATAAGTACTTAGGAAAAGTAGATATTTCAAATCTTAAAGGCTCTCCTGACATTGAAAAAGATGTTGAAAATGCTTTTTTAGATTATCTAGGCAAAGGAAGAAAAAAGAACTATAAAGCAAAAAAACCTGCTCCTACAAAAGATCAAGCATCTAAGTCTACAAAAACAAAGAAAACGAAAGCAAAAAGAAAAACTGTAAAGAACGCAAAAACCGCAAGAAATACAAGTCCCTCTGCAAAACCTTTGCAATTATTAGGAGTGCTAAATCAACAGCTTCCTAGTACAGTAGCAAAAAATATGGGAGACCCTGCACTAAATTATAGAACAGGTAGGTTTGCATCTTCTGTTAGAGTTACAGATATAGCTACAACTGCTCAAGGTTTTCCAAGTATTGGCTATACTTACAGAAAAAACCCTTATCAAACATTTGAAAAAGGATTTGCTCAAGGTAGTCTAGAGAGAGACCCAAGAAAACTTATTGATCAATCTATACGAGAAATAGCAGCTCAATATGCTATTGGAAGATTTTACACTAGGAGAGTGTAATGAGTATAAATCATAGACAGTACACTACTCGTAGAGCTTCAATTGTAACAGCTTTAGTAGATAAGTTAAAAGGCATCAACGAAACTGGCGGATTTTTAACAGATGTATACGATAACGTACATCCTCGTTTAAAGTTTTGGGACGAAGTAGATACTTTTCCAGCACTTCATTTAAATTCTGGCTCGGAAACTAGAGAGTACCAAGCAGGGGGATATAAAGATCGTTTTTTGAATATAACTATTCGTTGTTATGTAAAAGAAACAGATGCTGTTAAAGCTTTAGATGAGTTACTAGAAGATGTAGAAACAGTTATAGAACAAAATGGAAGACTAGCTTATTTAGATAAGCAAGGAAATACTCAATATACTTATGATATTCTTATAATCAGTATTGATACTGATGAAGGAGTTCTTGAACCTTTTGGAGTTGCTGAAATACTCGTACAGGTTCATTACTAGAAACGACAAGCACGAACAAACGTTCACGTCTTTGTCCTTTCAATTTTTAGGAGAAATGCTATGGCAGCAACAATTCAACTATCACGTAATACTCACGTGTATATGGAAAAAAGCGGCGTCTATTGGAAAATTCCAGTGTTGGACGGGTACTCTTTTTCACAAGCAACTGCTACGACTGAAGTTACTTTGAACGAAATGTCCGATGCTAATCTTAATTCAAATCGTGGTCGTGCAATGTTTACAAATGCTCTTGATCCTGCAGAGTGGTCTTTTTCAACTTATGCTCGTCCATTCAAAACAGGCGCTTCAGAAAGCGCTAAAGCCTCCGATGCTCATACAGCAGTTGAAGAAGCTCTTTGGGCATTCTTCTTCGGAGCAACCGCTTATACTGCAGAACAAAATGGTGATGCGGCAACTGCTGGTTTATGGTCCCCTGCAGCTATTACTCGTACTGCAAATAATATGGTTGTTACTTCAGAGCAGTCTGACAAAGCAGAACTTGGCACATTTAACTTGTTTTTTGTACTAGGAGGCTGTGATGTAGGTGCAGATGAAAATGATTTTGGTTCAGACACAGGACAAACTATTTATAAACTTACTGATTGTGTAGTAAATACTGCAGGTATTGACTTTGATATTGATGGTATTACTACAATTAACTGGTCTGGTTTTGGTAAAACTATTACTCAACAAGCGACGTTAAATGACGTAGGCACTAGTGTAGCAGGCCGTTTAGCTCACGGAGGTGTTGGTGCTACTCACAACTTCTTACGTAATCGTGTTACTTCTTTGACCCTTCAACCCGATAGTACATCAGAAGGTACTTTTGGTACTTTTGATGAGGCCGTCGATTTAGATCAGGGAGGTGATTCTACAGCAGACTTCTTACAAGAGTACCATTTAACTCTTACTGGTGGAAGTATCAACTTTGAAAATAACATTACCTTCCTCACTCCAGAAGAGCTTTGTAAGGTAAATACTCCTATTGGTCACGTA